AATCGATTTATACTCAAATGATGTCAAGAATTCCTTACATAATGCAAATTGAAGCTGCAAATAAAGAAGAACTTGAACAATTAGCGATTAATGCATCTTTAGAAGAAACTGAAATACCTGAAGGTTGGGTTGATATCCAAGCTAATTTAGGTGCGGCAATTGATGTTTCTAATTTTAGATACGAGCCAGAGCCAGAAAAAGAAGAAGACGAAGAAGAGAAGAAAGAAAAATTATCATTCCAATCGTTTGAAATTGAGGATCTAACAGATGAAGAACAATTAGAATTAGAAAAACATAAAAGAAATATTATAAATGCGATTATACAAGGTGCTGCGAAAAGAGGACATTACATTTTTCAAAAACCAAGTGTAAAAAGAGCGTTAGATAGAATTAATCCTGAATTATTCCCTCTTTATCTTACGATAATGGCAGTAAATGATTACATGTATTTTACTCAAGAACAAATGATTGAAATGATGAGTCAAACAGGTCAAGGAGTTGCTGGTAAGGTTGAATTAGATCCTGACGATGAAGAAGAGGGAGATGAGGGTGAAGAAGGAGGAGAAGAAGAAAGTGATACAGTGATTAAAGCTGAAGGATTAATATTCCCAATTTTATGTCATGAAATTATAAAAGGTATTGAAGAATCAAAAGGAAGACACGGATTACCAAAAGACTCTGAAATGCGTCAAAAAGTACAAGGACAAGTTGATACTTTAGCTAATGAGCCGATGCAACTTAGAATAGGTCCTGAAATTGTTGAAAAAATTAGAAATTCTTTACCTGACCCAATGTTTGATGATGATAACAAGGGTTTAATAAACTGGTTCCACATCTTGTTATACCAAATTGATGCAACAGAATTTTTAGAGATTATTGGTAATGCAATATCCGATGATAATTCTAAAAACAAAAAAGCGACTCAAAGATTTGAAGAAATAATGAAGGAAGCGATGCAAATGAAAAACGAGTTTGAAAATTATCAAGAAGAAAACGACATAGATCCTAATGATGGAAATGACGATGATGATGATGATGATGATTATAACCCAGAAGGATTTGACGATTTCTTAGGACAATTCGGTATATCGAGACCTAAATAAGTCTCTGTGACAAAAGAACAATTAATAATTGAAGCGACTAAGTGTATGAAAAATACACCGTACGCCATGAGGACATACCTTCAAACGTTTGATAATACGGTGAAGAGGTATGTCCCTTTAGATTTATTCCCCGACCAAATTACACTGGTTGAAGATTACGACAACCATAACGAAAATATTGCTCTGAAATACAGACAGGCAGGTGTGTCTACTGTGACTGCTGCTTGGGCATCAAAAAGACTTGTTTTTGCAAAAAAGAATAATCCGGAAAAAGTTCTAATCATTGCAAATAAACTTGATACTGCAGTAGAATTTGCAAACAAAGTTAGATCATTTACAGAACAGTGGCCTCAATGGGTTGGTGCTGGATTTTCTCCTGATAAAAATGCCGCTCGACATTTCAAACTTATAAATGGTTGTGAAGTTAAGGCCGTTGCAACTTCAAAGGATGCCTTACGTGGATATACTCCAACAATATTAATTTTTGATGAAGCCGCCTACATTGAAGCCGATGATGACTTTTGGGCTGCCTGTATGGCCTCACTATCTACGGGTGGTAAGGTTATTGTAATTTCTACACCAAATGGATACGATCCGATTTATTATGAAATCTACGATCAAGCGCTCAGAAAGATGAACACGTTCAATATCACTGAGATGTTTTGGTTTAAAGATCCAAGATACAATAAAGATTTACAGATGATTAAAACCGAAGATCTTATTGAATATCTTTTAAATCGAGAAAATTACCCTGACACAGAGATAGTTGATCTTACAGTTGAAAATTCATATGAGAGAGATTACACGATTGTAAGTGAATATTTGGATAAAGGATTTAAACCTTACTCGACATGGTTCGAGGGAATGGTTAAAAAACTTAAGTATGACAAAAGGAAAGTTGCACAAGAGTTAGAATGTAACTTCTTGGGATCAGGTGATAACGTGTTCGATGCCAACCAATTAATGAGAATTAAAGAAAATGACATTAAAGAACCAGATGGAAAGATGATGGCCGGTAATTTGTGGATATGGAAAGAACCTGTATTAACACACAAGTATATTATGGGTATTGACGTATCTAGAGGTGATTCAGAGGACTTCTCATGTATTGTGATAATAGACTTTGACGATAGAGAACAAGTGTTTGAATACGTCGGAAAACTACCACCAGACACATTGGCAGAAATCGCCTTCAAGTGGGGTATTATGTATAACGCATTTGCCGTTACGGATTTAACAGGAGGTATGGGTGTTGCTACTGCAAGAAAACTACAAGAGTTAGGATATAAGAACCTGTATGTTGAAGGTGTAACAGATAAAAACAAATATAAGTGGGATCCTAAAAGAGATGAAAAAATACCTGGAATTAATTTTAATAACAAACGTGTTCAAATTATTGCAGCGTTTGAAGAAGCACTAAGACATGATTTTAAAATTAGATCATCAAGGTTATTGAATGAAATGGGTAAATTCATATATGTTCATGGGAGACCTGATCATCAAAAAGGACATCATGACGATTTGATTATGGCGATATCTATGGCAATTTATGTCGGAGATACTTCATTCCAAAGTTTATCTAAAGTTGTAAGTCAAACAAAGGTTATGATTGATGCGTGGCATACAAGTGTTAGTGAAAATAAAAATAGGGCCGACTTTTTTAATCCTATGATACCTGCAGGTGGAACAAATAGTGGAAGGTATCCATCAGAAGCAACAAAAAGCGATTATCAAAAGTATTTATGGTTATTCGGGAAGTAATCTATTTAATATTTCCAGGAAACAAATAGAATTATAACATGAGTGAAAAGAACCTAACGGTCTGGCAAAGATTATCCCAAGCTTTTGGTCCTAATTCTCTTTTGAATCAAGATTATCCTACACTTAAATTTGATAAAAAAGAGTTATTAAGAACCCAAGATAAGGAGCAATATGAGCGTGAAAAACTTCAGGCACAGCAAACCTTTTATCTGTCCAACCAATGGGCGAAAGTTGAGAATAATATGTATTCTCAAGCGGTTTACTATGAACCAACAAGACTTGCATCAGTTTATGATTATGAGTCAATGGAGTATACTCCTGAAATTTCTGCCGCGTTAGATATCTACGCTGAAGAATCTACAACAACAAACGAAGATGGTTTTATATTACAAATTTATTCTGAGTCAAAAAGAATTAAAGGTGTATTAGCCGATTTATTTAACAATACGATGGATGTCAACACTAACTTAGCAATGTGGACAAGAAACACATGTAAGTATGGTGATAATTTTGTGTATCTTAAATTAGATCCTGAAAAAGGTGTTGTCGGTGTACAACAATTACCGAATATTGAAATTGAAAGGGTTGAGGCAGGTATGCACGAAAGAAGAGCTCAATCTATTGAAAATCCAACAGAACATAAGGCACTTCATTTCACTTGGAAGAATAAAAACATGGAATTTCAATCATGGGAAATTGCTCACTTTAGATTATTAGGTGACGATAGAAAACTTCCATACGGAACATCTATGTTGGAAAAAGCAAGAAGAATATGGAAACAATTATTGTTATCTGAAGATGCAATGTTAATCTATAGAACATCAAGAGCACCTGAAAGAAGAATTTTCAAAGTGTTTGTTGGTAATATGGAAGATGCGGATGTTGAAGCATATGTACAACGTGTTGCAAACAAATTCAAAAGAGATCAGGTTGTTGATCAAAAAACAGGTAATGTTGATATGAGATTTAATCAGATGGCCGTTGATCAAGATTATTTCGTACCTGTTAGAGATCCAGCAGCTCCAAGTCCAATTGATACATTACCGGGAGCTCAGAACTTAGCCGAAATTGCGGATATTGAATATATCCAAAAGAAACTTTTAACCGCACTTCGTGTACCTAAGGCTTTCTTAGGTTTTGAAGATGTTGTTGGTGATGGAAAAAATTTGGCTTTACAAGATATTCGATTCGCCAGAACTATTAATAGAATTCAAAAGAGTATGTTAGCGGAACTTAATAAAGTTGCCATCATTCACTTATTCTTATTGGGTTTTGAAGAAGAAATTGAAAACTTTACACTTGGATTAACAAATCCTTCTACTCAAGCAGATTTATTAAAGATCGATGTTTGGAAAGAAAAAGTGTTATTATACAAAGACGCAGTTTCAGATCCTGGAAATGGTATACAACCTGTATCTTCTACTTGGGCTAAAAAACACATTCTTGGATTCTCCGACGAAGAAATTAAAGTTGATTTACAACAACAAAGAATTGAAAAGGCTGTTGGTGAAGAACTTAAAAACACACCGGCTGTTATTCAAAAGACAGGAATATTCGATAATATAGATAAATTATATGGAACTGTTTCAGGTTCAACAGCATCAGGAGCAACTCCTGAGGGTGAAGTAACTGAACCATTAGGTGGAGGATTCCCGACACCAGTAGGAGGTGAAGAATTACCTCCTAGTCCTGAAGAGGCACCTGCGGGAGAAACACCACCAGAAACAGTACCGGAATCTCGTTTCGCTAACATGAATATTTTGTTAGAAAATGATATGATTAAAGGTCGAGATATTTTGGATTTGAGCCAAGGACAACAATTTTTAGGAGAAATGGAAAAAGAATTGGATAACTTATTAAATTCCTAATATTTATTAAAAAAATAAGTCCCAATGACATTCGGAGAAGTAAAATCCATAATAGAAGAGAGTTTGATTGAGTCGTACAAAGATCAAAAAAATTTCAAGAAAGTGATGAACGAGTTTCATCAAAACGTGCTGACAAATAAATCAATCTCAAAACTATATTCTTTATATGATGATTTAACATCAGAGAAAGGTATGTCCGAATCTGACGCCAAAGAATATTTGGAGGAAGGGATTAAATTAATTCAAACAATTTTAGGTTCTTCAAAATTACCTAAATTTAGTTCTAAGAGTATTAATAACAAATATTCTGATTTAGATACAATTGTTTATGTTAAGTCATTAAATATTTCTGAAAGAATTCAAGCTAAGAAAAATCTTGTAGATACATTAAAAAAATCACCCAATAAAGTTAACGAGTCTATTAACATTCCTTTAAAATCTATGGTTAGCGTTGCCAATCAAACTTTAAAAAGTTATGTTGATACAATGGATGAGAATACTAAAAAAGATTTTTTAAAGGTGGTTACTGGTAATCCAAAAGAGTTAGAAACAGAATTCACAACTATAAAAGAAAGTGCAATAACAAAGTTACAAACTATCTTAGAAGGTGAAAGTGAAGTTGAGTTAAAGACTAAAATTTCAGAAACTATTGATAAAATCAGAGGGGAGGAATTTAATCAAATGAACTATGTTAGAATTAGTTCGTTAGAAAAATCAATCTAACCTCGTCTCATTTTTTCAGAGTAGATAGCCTTTAATTTCTGTGTTCTCTTTTTAACAGAAGGTTTCACAAATTCTTTTTTTTCAAAAAGTATTTTTTGTTGTTTTGTTTTAATAACTTTAGACTTAAGAGTTTTTAATGCTCTTTCTAAATTTTCATTTTTTCCAATTTCTACAATTATCATAATATTAAATATATTTTAGATTCGTCATTTTTTGACTAATGGTGTAAAATTTTCTATGTTTATACAAACAAATAAACTTTTATAACATGAAACATAATGAAGAAAGGAAAAACGTCGAGAATAAATAATTTCGAATCCTTAAAAGTTAATTTTGGAACAGTCGATTCCAAGAATCTAAAATCAATATACATAAACATACAATCATGGGTTAATCCCAAAATATCATCAGACAATTGGAATAGAGTTGTTTGTAACCTTAGTAGAGAAATAAAACATTCAGTATACAATAATCTTGATAGAACCTTATATGAAGAAAAAACAATAGTAGATCTCGATCTTAGAACTAGCGGAATTGTTTACGGTAAAAAATCATTTCTCAATTTAGAGATTAATCTTTTTACCTTATTAGAGTTGGATTTCAAGTCCACACAAGTTAAAGACTCCATCAAAAAAATCGTACAAAAAATCAATAATGAAAACTTTAATAGTAATTCTTATTTTGATTTTACATTAACAAAGAACGGAAATATCGACAAATCAGAGCCGCAAGTATATTTATAGAAAAAGTTTAAATGAAAGAATTACGTATACTTGGTCCTAATGAATCAGGAAAAGGAATTTTGATTGAGATGGACGCTGGATATGTTTCTCCTACGGACATACTTAATGAGTCTGTGTTTAAAGAGAGTAACATGTTGGACTATAAAAAACCGTTTGAATTCTATGCTGTTTTACAGAAATATAA